AAAATAGAAGGTATTTTACATTGCTTTTTTAATTTAGATGTCAACACTATACTGGAAAGCGAGATTTATGCACTACAAAACAGTTTAGAATCAAATAGAAAGATAGGTGAGAATATATGACAGAAGAGTTTTTAGAGTTAACGGAACCATTAAGAAATTATTTAAAAGAATTTCACAATCCATACACTAAAATTGAAATAACAACCGATGATGTAAAGTTAACGGAAGTTCAAAAGTGTATTGATTTTAAAACAGATAAGGAGGTTTAAACATGGCAGGTGGAACATTTACTCAGCAAAATAAAATAAGGCCAGGTGCATACATTAACTTTGTTAGTGTACCTAGACCTATGATTTCCATAGGTGCAAGAGGTATAACTATAGCACCTATGGAGCTTGATTGGGGTGCGGAAGATGAAATAATAGAAGTGCTTTCTACCGATTTATCAAGAGGCAATAGTTTAAATAAAATAGGATTAACATTGTTTGATGATAAAGCTTTTGGCTTGAGTTTGATGTTATCAAAAAGTCATACCGCTTTAATTTACAGAATGAATGCTGGCGGCATTAAAGCTATAGCTAGTTTTGAAAATCTTATATTTACAGCCAAATATAGCGGTGAATTAGGAAATTCAATAGTAATCTCAGTTACAGAAAACGCAGCGCGTTTTATAGTGAGGACTTTTGTGGGTAATAGGCAGGTTGATTCTCAAACTATAGACGAAATATCAGAATTAAAAGACAACGACTTTGTGACGGTTGCAATTATTGATGAACCAGAGGAACGTAGCGAACTCACTAAATTTTCTAAATTTTCGGCAAATAATGAGAAAAAGACTTCTCCATTGTCAAACAATGTCAAAAAAGTTAATAAGGAAAAGTTAAACCCTGCATTAAATAAATTAACAGAAATATCAGCGTTATATTTACAAGGCGGTACTAACGGTACTGTTGCAGATGGTGATATTGATAAGTTTTTAAATAAGGCAGAAGGCGAAAGATGGAATACTATGGCTATAATTCCATTCCTTCAAAATCCTGCTATAGAAAAATCTAATATAATTAACTTCTTGATTAACCAAAGAAATGAAGAGGGAAGATATGTTCAGGGCGTAGGGTTTAACGTATATTCTGATAATGAAACTATAATTAATGTAGTGCAAACCCTAGAATTTAACGACCGTGTGGCGACTGAATCCGATATGGTTATGCTTATAGCAGGGGCTACAGCTAACGCAACCGTAACGCAAGACTTAACAGCGGATATAGTGGTAGGAGCTACAAGCATCATTAATTCATTTTCAAACACAGAAATTGAAGATAATCTACAAAATGGTCAATTTTTATTTAGTTACAACCAAAATGGAACAATTAAAGTTGAAAACGATATAAATACATTAACTACCTTTACTCAAGATAAAAATAGAGAATTTAGTAGTAACGGCGTAATGCGTATATTAGATGAAATAGGTACTACTACAAGAGATATATGGGAAACAGTTTACATGGGCAAGATGCCAAACAATGATATAGGCAGAGGTTTATTTAAAGGCGATTTAGCAGAGTACTTCCTAATGTTACAAGACATAGGGGCTATACAAAACTTTGAAATATCAACTGACTTAGAAGTAATTGGTGGTGCTATGTTAGATGATGTAGTAGTCAATGTGTGGATACAGCCAGTCATGGTAGCGAAAAAACTATACATGACCGTTAATGTTAGAGGATAGGAGGTTAGGCAATGGCACAACAACATTTAGAAGCTCAACAAATAGTAAATGGACGATTAGGTACTATACAGATTGACGTTGATGGAAGAAGACGTGAGGGCAAGGACATACAAAATATAAGTACCACCAAGACCCCAGCTTACACAGACATAGCCGTAACAGGTAGAATGACTCCTGTACGCAAATTAAACGGTTTGACTAATACAGGAACAATGACCTATGTTGACAACAACGATACCTTCGGCTATATATTTGATAAAATTGAACAGCAGATAATACCAAATGTAACAATTCAAACTAGAGTGGAAGATAGGGGCTCTGATAGGGGTGTCCGTGAGATTAAGTATACAGGTGTGCAATTTGATGCATTAACCAGAAGTGATGTTAATACAAATGACTACCTAAATGGAACAATCGATTTTTCTTTTGATCAAGGTATAATAATAAGCGACTTTAGACCACTTTAAAAAATAAGGAGAATAATATGTATAATGAAAACATAGAACACATACCGCAAGAAATCACGCCTACACTTGACGATTTCATGTCTAATGAATACACAGTTTTAGACAGAACAGAAACTTTTGTTTTGTCTATAGATCCAAGGAAAGAGTTCACAATAAAAACTTTGACTCCACGAGAATTTGAGGCAATACGCAAAAGAAGTGTTATCGTAAACAACAAGGGCAAAGTCGTAAGCACATCTGATGCAAGTTTTCAAACAGGTTTAATAAAAGCTTGTTGTGTGAGTCCAGATTTTTGTAGCACTAAAAATTTAGAAACTAATAACTGCTCAACTCCAGAAGATTTAATAACAAAAAAATTAACCGCTGGAGAAATAATGAAGTTAGCCTTTAGAATACAAAAATTAAGCGGTTTAGCGGAAGACATGGAAGACCTAATAGAAGAGGCAAAAAAGTAATAAAAAGTGACGGTTACGCCCAATATTGTATGTACACAATATTAAATATGGGCTGGAAACCTCATGAATTGAACGAATTAGGAACATATTCAAAGGCTATGACTATAGCGTCAATTCAAACTAAAATGGAAGAAGAAAAAAAGCAAATAGAAGAAATGAAAAGAGGTAGATAACATGGCTACCATAAGCACAACTTTAGAGCTTAACGACAAAATGAGTAGCGTTTTAATATCTATAACCCAAAACCTAAATAGTTTAATAACAGCGACAACTAAAGCCGATGCAATTTTTTCAGACTTTGGAAACTCTATAGGTGATGTATCTAAAAGTGTGTCAAGCTTAGCAAGTGCAGGGTCACCAGTCGACGGCTGGAGCGATGATATTTCACAAGCCGATAGCGATTTACAAGATTTAAATCATAGTGTGGGGGATGTAAACGAAACTGCACAAGAGAGTAGCGGTGGCAACCCTTTTCAGAGTTGGCAAGGCGGTATAGTTGTTGCAAATCAAGCATTAGAAATAACCGCCAAATTAATGTCAACGATTAATAGTTTAGCGTCCATTCCAATTCAAATATTTCAAGATAATTTAAGGGCTTCAAATCAAATCCAAGCCGTTTTAAGGCAACAGTCTAATTCGCTAGATGAGTTAAATCAAAAATATGCAATGATAAACCAAAGGTCAGTGGAAATTGAGCAATCAACAGGTTTAGCAGGGGGCAATTTGATTGAGTCAACTGCTATAATGGGTCGATACGTTCAAGATGCAGACGCACTAGCTTTATCCATGAAGACAGTAGCGGACTTTTCTGTAGCAATGACAGGCAATATAGAAGATGCTAATGCAAGTTTAAGTAATTATGCACAGGCTATAGGTCGAGCAATGGACGGCAATACTAGATATTTGGAAAGAATGGGTGCGTCATTTACAGACGCACAAAAAGAAATACTAAAATACGGTACAGAAATAGAAAGAGCATTAGTCGTTTCAGATGTTGTTAACGAGTCGTGGTACGGCTTTGCCGATTTAATGGGTCAAACAGCCGAGGGAACGGTGGCTATATGGAACAGAAATATGGAAAACGCCCAATCTATGATAGGTGACTTTTTTACCCATATTCATGCAACATTTATTTCTTTTTTAGCTTCTTTTGGAGTTAATTTGGAAGCAATGGTATATTGGGCTGTCAATTTAATAACGTCAAATATAGAAGTGATAATAGGTGCTTTATTAGCTTTAGGAGCAGTTGCAACTGGAGTAGCTATAAAATTTGCTATTAAATGGGCTATAGCATTATGGCCGATAACGGCAATAATAGGTGTACTAATCGCACTAATCGGTGTGCTAAAATGGGTAGGAGTAACTAGCGAACAGGTTATAATATTTATGACAGCTCTATGGTATTTTTTTAGAGATATGTTTATAAATGTAGTAATCCACATGGCTAACATATGGAAGCTATGGACCGTAAGCCTAATTAATGCATGGGAAATTGCTATTGTAAGCTTCCAAAATCTTTGGGGACGAACCATGATATTTTTTAAAAATGTAAATGACGATGCATTAGGAGTTATCCAAAGGGCATGGTTTGATACTTTGACAGGCGTATTAAGGCTCTATAATGCGACAATTGGAAATATAGCTGGTATGGTTGGGCTAGATTGGAAAGTTGATATTGATGCTAGAACTAGTGCTAGACCAGAAGCTAGATACACATGGGAAGATAGGGTGCCAGAACTTAGAAGTTACGACTTCTTATCTTACAATAATCCATTTGATTCTATAAGTGAAGGTAGAAAAGCAGGTCAAGAAATTTCCGACAACTTCGCTAATGCAATTTCCAACATACAAGGCTTTGAATTTGGCACAGCTGGCGTAGATTATAGCGGAAGTTTTGGTTATGGAGGCTTTTCGGCTGATGATTTAATGGGATTGGGTGGTTTAGGTGACTTTGCAACCTCCTCAAGTAGTGGAGGCAGTGCATTAAAAGTCCATCAAGACGCACCACTGGACATAAGCCAAGACAATTTACGCATGCTATTAGGCATAAGGAAGCAAGATATTAAAGTAGAATATAGACAGCTAACGCCGCAGGTTACAATGCAATTTGGAGATGTAAGGGAAACTGTGGACTATGAAGCATTTGCTAATCAGTTTGCAGACAAAATGCAAGAAGTAGCCCAAAACGACTTAGAAAGAATAACTTAGGGGGTGTCTAATGCAAGAAAAAGTAGAATTTTATTTAGGTGATATATTACTTCCTATTAATCCCCCTAATTTTGAACTAGACCCAAACGGAAATAACGAAATAATAAATATAGTAAGTCTGGGTGAGGTCGTAATACCAAAAAAAAGAGGGTTGTTTCAAAATACTTTAAGTAGCTATTTTCCAAAAGAATATGAAACAACTCCACATATTTTAGAGCAAAAAATTAACGCAATGTGGGAAGCTAGAAGCCCTATTTCTTTAGTTGTTACAGGTTTAAACCAAGCCGATTATTTAGTAGTAATTGATGATTTTACAACTGATAGAAGAAGTGGCGAACACGAAGACATCTACTATACTATAAATGTGACTGAATACGTGCCTTATGGTGCTATAGAGATGTATATACCATCCTCAACCGAAAATAGCGAGGGGGAAATAACAGCCCCACCTCAACCACCTCCAAGAACCTATGAAAATAAGCCACCAACCTTAAGAACTCATACCGTCGTGAGAGGTGACACCTTATGGGCCATAACTAGAACAAAAACAGGTGACCCCAACAGATGGAGAGAATTATATGACTTAAATAAGTCTGTTATAATAAATGGCGTTTATGAATTACAAATAGGCACGGTTTTAAACATACCAGAAAGTTGGGTGTAGATGAAATTACAAATCTACATCCAGAATATTGATACAGGCGTTATACTTGATATATCAAGTATAACGAATAATGTAAGTATAGAACAAGATATTGACGGTAAGGCTGGAGTATTATCCTTGCTTATACAAAAAGACCCCCACGAAAAATCAGAATTACTTAACGGAAATATAATAAGTTTAGTAGTAAACGGCACTGGTATATTTTTTGGCAAAATATTTACTTTAGGAACAGATGCGTCAGAAACCTACAAAATAACAGCTTATGACCAAAAAAGATACTTAGATAATCAAGATATAGTTATAACGCAAAACATGACTTCATCGCAAATATTTGAATATATGTGTAATAAATTTAGCTTAAACAGTAAGGTTAAAACCACAACAAACAGCATTGTACCTAAATATATACATGATAAAAAAACTATTTATAATATAATCAAGCATGGAATAGACCACAGTAAGATATATGAAGGCTTATGGTGTTTTGTAAGAGATGATTTTGGCACTTTAGTTTACACAGACGTAGAAAGTGAACGTACGGACATTATTGTTGGTGACAAGTCACTACTTATGAGTTATAAATACGAAATAAGCATAGATGAAGATACGGTTAATCATGTTAGAGTCGTAAGAAACAACTATGAAACAGGCAAAAGAGATAACTGGATTACAGAAGATAGTGAAAATATTAGAAGGTGGGGTCGCTTAGGTACACTTTTAGAAGCGGACGAATTAGATTCTGAAGAGCAGATAAAACAGTTATCAAAAAACTATCTACAGCTAAAAAATAGAGAAACTAAAAGCATGAAACTAGTATGTTTAGGTGATGTTCGCCTTAAGGCAGGAAGTGGTATCATTTTAAAAATAGAGAAATTAAATATACTTGAGAGCATGTGGATTAAGAATGTTAAGAATACATTTGAAAATGATTTGCATGTTTGTAATTTGGAGCTGGAAATATTATGAGCGGATATGATAGGATATATAATTGTCTTAAAACTAAACCAGACCAAATACTTTCAACTTCTAATGCAGGCTTTGCCTTTGGAACTGTAGTTACTACAGAGCCTTTAACGGTAAATCTACATGATAATGGCATTTTACTAGAAGATGATTCTTTACTTCTTTCTCCCTACTGTTTTGATCAATTTATAGAAATTGATGAAGAGTTTACCACCTCAACAGCTGGTAGTGAAGACCCACATTACCACGAGCTAAATGTCAAGCTAAAAATATTTAGGCGTGGATTGGAAAAGGGTGACATAGTAAACATGATACGGTCATCAGATAAACAAAAATATCACATAATAGATTATAAAGAACCGAAAGTATGGGAGGTAATAAGATGATACCTCAAATATCAAGTGCAACAGGTAATATAATGGAAGTTAAAACCGTCCCTTATCCGTCATTAACGTATTTTTTAACAGATGACAAAATATTAGGCAATGTAGACGGCTTAGCGGCTATACGTCAAGCGGTTAAGCACATATTAACAACAGAAAGATATGCACATAAAATATACGACGACAATTATGGCATTGAATTACAACAATTAATCGGCAAAAACACAGGCTATGCTAAAACCAAGATAAATAATATAATTATAAATGCACTACTGCAAGATGATAGAATAGTAGATATAATTATCACAGACAAAAAAGTAATTGAATTAGATACATTAGTAATAGACTTTACAGTTGTATCAGTGTTAGGCGAGTTTAGAGAGGAGCTGGACTTTAAAATATGAGTATTTTAAACGAAATGTTAAACAGAATATCAGACACAGAAGATAAAAGACCCAGTTCCGTTATCTTTAATACCTTATCCACAACTGCGGTAGAGTTTGAAAACCAAAAAATAGCTATAGAAATCTTTAAAGACCAGACTTATCTCTTGACAGCTACAGGCGTTAATTTAGATAACAGAGCTATGGACTTTAATATTTTACGTTTTCAATCCACGCCAGCTATTAGAATAGCCGAATTTACAAACAGAATGGGCGAACCTTACGATGTCCCTTTAGGTAATAAATTTTCAGTTCCTAATGACTTAGGGGGTATTGTATTTACAGCTACAACACGATTAGAATTAGGCAAGTTTCTATTAACTTGTGACATAAACGGTACTGTCGGAAACCAATATACAGGTACAATAATACCTTTAGATACACAAAATACATTAGGTACAGCTACTATAATAGGTACACAAATACCAGCACAGGATACAGAAACAGATGATAACTTCAGAGCTAGAATAATAGAAATGATAAATAATAAAGCTTTTGGCGGTAATTTAGCCGACTACAGACAAACCGTAAGGGAGATAGATGGCGTTGGGGACGTAAGAGTTATACCAGTCCCAAACGGTGCTAAAACAGTTAAATTAATAGTTGTAAGTAGTGATTATCAACCAGTAACACCAGAGTTTATAGATTACTTGCAACAATATATAGACCCAGACGATAGAGATTATGAAAGTCGGACAGGGGGCTTGGGTATAGCCCCTATATGGCACTTTGTGGATATAACGACACCTAATCGCATATATGTAGATATTAACGTTACCTTAACTTTAAACCAAGTTGATTTATTACAAATAGAACTTTTAGTAAGACAAAGTCTGGAAGAAATGTTTAACAGCTTAAGAAGAAGTTGGGCAAATAGCAATAATGTAAGCGTATTTATAGCTACAATATCATGTGCTTTATTACAAATGGACGAAGTTATAAATGTAACAAATATTTTAATAAATGGGCAACCACAAGATCTAATTATAGACAACAACGACATACCATTTTTAGGCGAGGTGGTTTTAAATGCCAATTAGGGATAATTACCCTCCTATTTATGACAATAACAAAACTGTAGATGCACTTTCTTACGTGCAACAAATAGAGTTAGACTCACAAAAAGCACGCATAAAACAGATATTTAACAATAGTTTTGTTTTAACTGCAGATGAGGTGGGTGTAAGAAATTATGAAAGAATTTTAAGTATTTTAGCTTTTCCAGACGAAACTTTAGACTACAGAAAGGTACGCATAATTGCAAAACTATCTTTAAGAGTACCATTTACAAGATTATTTCTGTTTAGTTTTTTAGATTTTATTTTTGGCGTTGGGCAATATAGACTTGACTTTCCAGACCCATTTAAAATCCGAATCAGGGTAGCAAATATACCAAATGCAAGGTTTTTAGAGGGATTGGCAGAGATTAGGCGATTTATACCAGCAAACATAGAAATGGAAGTAACAGAGCTAAGGAAAACATGGCGAGAATTACAGACAGAATATACTACTTGGGGTCAACCTTTTGCAATTACAAATTGGAGCTACCGAGCAACTGAATTATGGGGTTCCACACCTTTTGATACCTGGGAATACAGATATAAAATACTAGACCCATTAAACGGAGGAATTAAAGGCATAAGACCAGATTATAATACATGGAATGACGCTACTATACTCAAATTGGAAGAATTGGAAGAGGTGGAAGATGAATAAAAATGAAGAATTAATGTCTGCAAGAAGTCAGATAATGCAAAAGCGGGATAGAAGCGAAAGAGAACTTTTTAATGCGGGTGTAAATATAGTTATTCCTGCAACCGAGGTGGAAGTAACAGATCGTCTTAGATTAAATATGCCAAATGCGAATAATATAGCAGATATTGAGTTGATTAGTGCAAATATGCCTATTATTGAAGATGCAATTGTCGTTTTAGAGGACAATATAAAGGATTTGCAAGAAAGACCGACAGGCATAGATAGGCTTATCGTTAATGAAGATATAACATTAAACACAATAACAGGCAATAGGCTGGTCAGCGGCACTATAACAGGCACACAGATAGCAACAAACACAATAACAACAACGCAACTTGCTAATAATAGCGTTGCCACGGCAAATATTGGAGATTTACAAGTTACCAATGTTAAAATAGCTAATGCTACTATACAAGGGATTAAGTTGGTTAAT